CTACCGATATCCTTTCTTCCTGAGTTCACCTACCATCTCCTTGTAGAGCCTGGAACCCTCCCGTGTGCCATAGTTCTTCTCAAGATGCCCTTTTAAAGCCCCATGGCGTATCCGTTTGCCCTGTGGCGTCATCCACCGCTCAAGCAGACGGTAGAGCCTGTAGACCACGTAGACGATGAGGATGAGGATGCACAGCCAGAACACTGGGGGTATCAGGAAGTAGGCGAGGGCAAGCCCGATGCCCATGGCGATGACCATCCACAATTTCATTATCTGTTCATCGCCTCCCACCTTCGGGCAGAGGCTCTTTGTATCATCGGTTCATCGCCTCCCATATCCGATGGAACAGGCTTTTCCCCTTCCCCTTCATCCTATTTTTGAGTTTTCCTCCACCCCATCCGAGGAACCGCCCGACATCGGTGAAGAAATTCCCACTAATCCGCTTCTTTTTTGGCATCTCTCATCCTCACATATTCCCTGCGTGCATCATACCGCCTGTGGAGGCGTCGTACCCATCGGCGAAGGCGTTTTCCTTTGATGGTCTGATACTCGGTCATGCGACTGATGAGACCTGGCGTGACGGCGTCTTTGATGCTTTCTCCCTCCATTTCTGCTCGTCTTTCCGGCTGAACACGAACGGGTTTATCCTTTCTGTCGAGTCATACAGGTCGAACACGGGTTTCGCATAGTACCGCATCTGACGGACAGCGGACTCAGGCATCCGTCGGTCTTTGATGGTCAACTGGAACAAATCATCGTCCCCGTCGCCGTCCAGGTCGGTGAACAGGTTCTCGCAGACGATGTCGATGTCTGTGATACGCCGGATGCGTTTGTCAACCTGGTCTTTATACTGCGTCGAATAGAAGATGTCGCAGGCGAAATGCCGTGACTGGAGGAAGAAATCGCTCACCCGTTTATTCTGAAGGCTTCCGCTATTCCGTGCATCGGCATACTCATGCAACTCGTCGATGCCGATGACGCTGTCGTCTAATGTGCGCTCCAGTTCAATCATATCCCGTCCTGCGAGCCACTCGAACGGGAACTCGAGTTTGTAGTTGCAGAACAGCCGTGACCGGAGATGTTGAAGATGCTCGATGAGGAGGAACAAGGAGAGCGAGACGGTTTTCCCTGCACCTTTCCACCCGTAGAGTCCGCAGACGATGTTCTCGCTTTTCACCATGATGGTTCACTCCATCCGCAACGACAATGCATGATGACATCAGCACGAAGCACACTCTGGCATTCAGGGCAATACCAGACGTCGTCTTTCCAGAGAGCGGGAAGCAACCGCACGCTACCAGAATTCAATGAGAACCCTCCCACATACCGTGCAGATGATTTTCCCGTTGTCTTTGACCTCATGCTCGGTCATTCGTTTGCATGTCTGACAGTCTGCTTTCAATTTATCGTCTTCTTGGGTTTGTAATATCATTTGCCTTCCGTTTGAAATACACGACAAGGGGATGACGGTCAAGCCAGTTGACGAACTTTGTGGCGAGGACGACGCCGATACCGGTGGCGAACCCTGCCAGCCCTATCGACCAGTAATCCGTCATGCGACCTTCCGTATAATCATGTAGAGTGAAGGTTGTCCTCTTTTTAATCGACCACGTATCACGATTTCGTTTTCTGTGACGTAAGCATCCATAGAGCCATACGTAAAATCGTCAAAAGCCCTATGTTGAATTACAGTCCATTTTGTCATTATAAAATTCTCCATATAATTCTTTTGACTTTTCTTTAACGATAGTAATAGCATCTACAAGATTAGAGAAATAACCAAGATGAATGTGTCTACCCGTGATGACGGCACGCCATTTTTGAACTTCTTCGCACCAATAGATATTTCGATGCCCCGAAGAATTATTTTTATTCAACTTTGAATTCACTCTGTTTAATCCTGATGTGCAAACTCGAAGGTTTTCTTTTCGGTTGTCAAGACCATTTTTGTTGATATGGTCGATGGGATTTTTTGGAAAGTTCAGAATTTGCCTATGCATGAGAGCGGTTTTTACTTTTCGCCAATTTTGAGGGTCATTGAAGCATCGTGTGACATAAAATCCTCTACCATAATTATTGTGGATTTGCCATGTGTATTTAGATAGTTCATCGTAATCTTCATCATCTACAATAGTATAAAATTGACCATATTTGCTTGGAGAGAGTTTAATTAGTTTGCTCATTTTTTCTTCCCTTCTCTCGCCAGATGCTTCATCTCAAGCACGAAAATCCTGTGTTTCATGTGGAAGAACAGTCCGAAGAAGAACGTGCAGAAACCGATGAAACCCATGGCGATGACGATGCCGACATCAGGATACAGGTGGTAGGCGACCATCATCAATGAGACGGTCAACGTGGTGAACACCCCTGCGCAGATGACCATGATTTCGATGAGTTGATAATCCCTCTCATTCATTAGGCATATCCCTCCTGGTGTTTCACATTCTCGAAGTTCGCATAATGATAGCAGTTTTTCTTGTCATAGTCAGCCTGTAGCCGCAGGTTGCACAAGGGAGCCTTCCAGCAACTGTCACATTTTTTCTTGAGTTTTGTTTTCATCGTCCCTCCAGCCGTACGGCATCGTTCTGTTGATGCTGATGCATCATCGTCCCTCCAGGCATCCTGGTTGATGCTCAGGCGATGGTTTTTTCGCCTCTTTGTATAAATCCTCCAGGTAACTGTTCATCAGCGTCGCCGTCATGTATTTGCAGAGCGCTCCACGGAAACACGGCAGGCTTCTGACTATTTTCAGTCGTTCGACCTCGTCAGCCTCTATCCACCGTCTCCACAACGGGTTTTTCTCCTCTTTCTTCATATATTTTTACTCCAGGAACTTTGATAATTTAGCAAGGTTGGTCTGTTCGATGTCGGGCATCCGTGCCTTCAAAATGTTCTCCAGTTCTGATGAGGATTGTCCATCTTCAGAGAGTTTGTTCGTGCGGAACTCATCAAGGAACTTTTTGAGCGTCTTGATGTTGAATGTATCAGCCAATCCCTGTAAAATAGAAATAGCGATGACCTGTTTCTTGGTGAGCCGTGTCTTTCTCTTGATGTGCTTGGGGTCGAGCCATTCTTTGATTATCATCGCCACGTTCTCAGCCTCGCCCATCTCCGCACGCATGGTCTCCTGTGGCGTTCCGAAGATGCGGTCAAGGATGTTTGCATCTGGTCTTTTCCCTCCATCCTGCGGCATCATCTTTGTTTTCTGAAGGATGTCTTTTTTCGTCACCATAGGAACCTCGGAAGGATAAGCCCTGTGTTCGGCAACGGGTTCAGCACTGCCTGATGGGGGAGGATTCCACCATTGTAGGCGAACAGGAGGTAGCATCCGACCCCGTAGACGATGAGTCCGGCGATGCTGAGGATGACGATGAACAGGTTGTATTTCACATCCTCGCTATACAGCAACGAGGTGTAGAGTTGCTCCATGTAGAGAAGGCTCATGGCTTTTCCGGTGATTCCCTTGTTCGTCTGCTTGAACCCTTTGGGCTTGGTCGTGCCTTCCTTGTAATGGCAGGTGGGCATGAACGGACCGAGTTTCGTGGGGAGGAGGTAGATGGTTTCCTCGTCGACCTCGTATTCTTTCTCTTTGTAATGGAACTTCCGGTATTCCGAAGGGATGAAGAACGTGTCGACGACACGGGAATCGGTCACCATGTTGATTTCGATGTAGTATTCAGGGTTTCGTTTGACTTCACGCAGGTTCTCCTCGGTGATGCTCTCAGGGGAGTAGCGTGTCGTCTGTGGTCGTTCGACCTGCTCGGCGACAACCTCAAGCGGCTCTGAGGGTCTGCCTTCTGGCGTCATCTCATGGTAGATGTTCCGCACATGTCTGCGTGCGAAGGCTCGCCGTTGCCGTCTTGTCACTGGCTCAGGCTGTTCGTGTGCTCGTTTTTCGGTGATTGCCTGGGTGAGCATCCCTCGGACTTCTGTCTCGGTGAACACTCGTTCCTGTTTTGGTGTGTTGGGGAGGGGAGAGGTATCTTCCACGTATTTCGTTGCAGGCGCATCGAACGGGTCGTCTGCTTTGATGCTCTTTATTCCTTCAAGTTCCCTCAGCATCTTTTGTGTATCCTGTCTGGTGAGAGGAGGCATCGCATCGACGTTCCGATGGACGTCCTCAAGAGGCTTCATCCCTATCCGCTTGAGACGGGGATGGACTTGTTTCACGCCTTTCTTCTGGTTGAGCCTCCATTGTCGTTTCTGCTCATTTCGTTTCAGGCGATATGCTTCCTGCTCTGCTTTTGTCATCTTCTTCGGAGCAGTCACCCGTCTCACCACCGTCTGTAACGGGGACGACTACAATGATTTTTCATTTGAGTCACCATTCCAGGCTGTAGGAGGCATACGAGACAATGATTTTTCATTTGAGTCACCATTCCAGGCTGTAGGAGGCATACGAGACAATGATTTTTCATTTGAGTCACCATTCCAGGCTGTAGGAGGCATACGAGAGGTTCATCCCATGTCCGTCGAGGGATTCGACCGCCCATTGTTGCGTCATCATCGCTGAGGTGTTGTAGGATTGTGTTGCGGTGATGCTCAGGTCTGTTTTGAAGAACGTGTACACGGGTACCCAGGTTGCTGTCGGGCTGTTCCGACCATATATCATCGTCTGCACGTTGTCATGGTCGCTGTCGTGGATGATGACGGTGATGGTGAACACCGCTTCCGTCTCGTTCCCATGCACCTGGTAGCCTCCAGTGGTCGAGGTGATGTTGATACCGGGGAGATGGTTCACATAATCAGTTCCGTTTCTGCCGTTCGTCCCGTTGACGCCGTTCTTCCCGTTAGTGCCGTTTGCTCCTCTGATGCCTATCCCTGGCTGACCCTGGACTCCTGTCTCTCCCCGTGGTCCGATTATCGAGTCTCCTTTCTCACCCTGTGGACCCTGCGGTCCGACTGGGGAGGGTTTGTAGAAGGTGTAGCCTATCGAGGCGATGCTCAGGATGAAGGCGATGATGAGCACGACATCCCCTGGGTAGATTCCTGGTTTGTTCATGGTTTTTTCCTCACATAAAATATTTTTTATTTTAAGACGAATACTCGGAGTATCATCATGACAAGGAAGGCGACGGCAAGGCTCATCGTCCCTGCGACGACGAATAATATATATCGCATGCGGTTCTCCGGCTGAAGGTTTGTGACGATATGGTAGAAATCCTCGGCGAAGATACGGTCGAGTTCATCGGCTTTGATGCCGAGGTTCTCTTCTTTGAAGTTATAGGGATTCGGGTTTCCCTCCCGATAATATGAGACAGAACGGAGAACGCCATCGACGTTCTTCAGGAAGATGCACTCAGGTCTGATGATGTAGGTCTCCTCGTCGACACGAAAACGCTTGGATGCAACGACCTCACGGCGTATGACCTGACGGTTGCCTTTCACGATATACGCAGTGAAACTGTTTTCTGGAGCCTCATCAGGAGAATAATCAGGCTTCCGGAACATACGCGTCTGTTTTGTTGGTCTGCGTCGTGGCATCTCAAATCCTCATAAACACCTATAGAACGTATACGTTCCATAGACTAAAAGGTTTCGCTAAGGCTCGCTCCTATATTTTTGAGAAGAACGTCTTTTTCACGCCTATCATGATGATGTACACGGCGAATATCACCATCATGGTGTACACGGCGATGTTACTGGGGAGGAATAGCATGAGGGCGAGGAACGTGAACCCGCTCATCATCAGGTAGAAGCCTGCGGAGCGTCGTTGCACGGCGTAGCCCATCGGCAGGAACGTGCCGAATACGGTAAGGAGGATGAGGCTCGCATAGACGTTGTCAGGGATGCCTCCTCCTGATGGCGGCGGGGGGATGTATCCGAGATGAACAACGGCTTCTGGTATAATGGGTGGTGAGGCGCCATGCCCATATGAATCAGAGGCAGAACCGTAGAACTGATAATACCCTGCTCCGAACCCTGGTCCCCAGGGACCAGTTACCGCATCAAAAGCATAATTTAGTGGAGAATAACCAGTGGCATAGATGGTATCACCATACCAATTCCATCCATTCCAGGTGATGTTATCGGCACTGTAATTTACATAAATCAGAGTCTGGGTATAGCCCATTCCAAAGTCCTGTATATCCATTTTAAGATTAATGACAGTCCCCGGCTGGTTGTATGGGGTGATAGGACGTAGGGGAGTGAGGGTGCAGATGCCGGTGGTGAACGTGAACCATTCTATGAGAGAAACCGTAAGGTCAGCATCCCAGACGTTGACCGTGACCGTATAGGTGGTATCTGGCGTAAGCCCCCATCCCCCGTTCCATATCATACAGGACGCAGTCCCATTCATTGTCAGAGTAGTGATTCCAGAATATTCGCTGTTGTTACAGGAAATATTATATAGGAGGTAATCAGGGAATTCTATTCCCGTGAAATTAATGTTCACGGTCCAAGGCATAATCAGAAACGGCTGGTTCGTACTTCCATTCACAGGGTTCTCCCCAGAAAGGATTATGACAGGGTCGGCAGAGACAGACGGCATCGCTATGAAGCATCCAGTGAACAGAGTGAAACAGAGTAATAGCAGAACAAGTTTCTTCACGTTTTCATCCTGCCTCCTGTCTCAGGCTTGGCATCATGATGGTAGAACGCTTTGAGTCCACCCTGGAAGACGATGAACACGCCGAAGATGACGAGCAATCCGACGACCACGCTTCCCAGGAGGCTTGAGGAGGATGCAGCGACGGTCATCAATGAGAATCCGGCGAGGATGAGGAAGAACCCTCCGCTTCGCTTCTGGCTCAGGTAGCCGAGGATGAGGAAGATGACGAAAATCACCAACGTGAGTGCGATGCTGAACATCGTCATAGTATCCATAGTGTTACCCCTCTTTCCGTCCAGAGAGGAAGGGGATGTTACAGTAAATAAAGTATGCGAGTGCGCCGTACATCGGCATCAGCATCAGACCACGGACGAGCAGGGGAATCCCTGGGATGTCCATTGACAACCCTGCGCCGATGAACTGGAGGAACGCCCATCCCCAGTTCAGGTCAGAGAGGATGCCTCCGCTTTGTTTTGGCGCTTCCAGTCCTGGGATGCCTCCTGTATAGGGGTCGATGGCGTAGATGCCTGGGTTGAAGATGCTGGTGATGAGGGCGACCGCAAGCATGTAGATGATGACGAATATCAACAGATTCAGCAAACGCAT